TACTGATCCGCCAAAAGGTGCTGGTGCTGACTTCTTAACCGATGATAGAAATCTATTCTATACAAGATCTTCTTTCAGTGGAAGAGTTTATCTAAAGCAAGATTATAGTCTAAATGAAATCTATGATGATGTATCCACACAGTTTACTGGAATTGCACAGACATTTAGATTAACTTCTGGAGGAAATAGGCCAGTTGGATTAGAAACTGCATCTGGAAGTGGTGTGGTATTCATCAATGGTATTCATCAAGGACAAACTACTGATAACAATCCACTTAATGTGTATTCTCTAGAAACAGATTCTGAGGGTGTAAATCTACAATTTAGTGGTACAAAGTTAATTACTGGTGATCCATATCTATCATTTGATGATGTTAACGCAAACCAGCTTCCTAAGGGTGGTATTATTGTTTCTCTGGCATACACTGGTGGTACAGGAATAGCACCTTTGGTTGGTGCTAAGGTTATTGTAGATGTAGATGCCTCTGGATCCATTACAACCGTTGTTGGTGTTGAAACTGTAGGAACTTACAGCACAATCACAAACTTCGACTATACCCAATCTTCTGGTATTGGAACAGTAACAACTGAAAATGCACATGGTTTCAAGATTGGCGACTTTGTTTCTATGAGAGATATTGAATTTGATTGTACAAGTGGATATGACAGTCTGGTCGGTGTTTCTGCACTAGATTATGATAATGTATCAGGCATTATGACTGTCACGACGAAGACAGATCACTTCCTGAACAAAGATATGGAAGTTAAGTTCAGAGATCTCAAGTTTGAGTGTACTAAAGGATTTGACAATCTACTTGGAGTTTCTACTGCTAGTTACGATCATCTCTCTGGAATCATTACTGTAACTACAAGTTCTGCACATGACCTGAATAGAAATATGAAGGTCAAGTTCCATGACCTGAAGTTTGAATGTACTAAAGAATTCTTACCTACGGTTGGAATCTACACAGCAGATTATGATAATGTTTCTGGTATTATCACTGTTTCCACAATCGGTGATCACGAACTAAACAGAAATATGAAGGTCAAGTTCTATGATCTTGAAATGGAGTGTCAGAAGGGATTTGACACCCAATTGGGAATCTCCAGTACTGAGTATGATCATGTTTCTGGTATCCTAACTGTCACTACAAGCACCAATCATCTTCTCAATAAAGGAATGTCCTTGAGATTGGCTGATCTTGAATTTGCATGTACAGAAGAACATGCTGGTGTCACTACAACTATTTTCCCCGATGGCACAAATGGTAGAATCTTCAATACCGTAGAGTCTGCTCTAAGCGCCACTCAGTTCACTACTCAGGTCGGTATAACGACTATTCCACATATTCCAATTGGTGGTGGAACAGTTGAAACTGGAATCACAACAACTAAGTTCCCAAGCAAAGCTGGAATTCAATATGGAATTACTGGATTTGATTATACCGAGTCTACTGGTGTTGGTACAATTACCGTCAACAGAAACCACAACATAACTATTGGAGAAACAGTTGATATTAGAAACATTGAGTTTACATGTGCTGTAGAGCACGCTGGCGTTACTACAACAACATTCCCTGATGGCACTCAAGGATTTGAATATGAAGTTCTATCAGTTCCCTCTGCAACTGAACTAAAAGTCAACGTTGGTATTTCTACAATTGCACATACTTATGATAGTGGTGGTTTTGTCTCTGGTGTTAAGTATCTTGAGGGATACACAGTCACAAATGTAGGATCTGGTACAGAGTTTACGGCTCAGATAGACACTGTTGGATTTGCTCACACATATGTAAGTGGTGGTCTTGTTCAGTCTGGTGTTACTACTAATGTCTTCCCAAGTTCTGAAGGTAAGCAGTTTGCAATTGTCAACTTTGAATATACTGAGAACAGTGGATCAAGCATAATCACACTATCTGGAAATCATGAAATTTCAGTTGGTACAGATGTCAAACTAGAAGATATTGAATTTATATGTTCTTCAGAACATGCTGGTGTAACAACAACTATCTTCCCTGATGGTACCCAAGGAGATACCTTTAAGGTAACTGGTGTTGGCGCTTCTACAATCAATGTCAACGTTGGCATCTCAACTATCGCCCATACATATTCCGCACATGGTATCCTATCTGAAGTTCAATATGATGAAGGATTCAATGTGACCAAGGTCAACTCCACTACTGAGTTTGAAGCTCAGATTCCAACTGTTGGATTTGCTCACACATACATTGCTCATAGTGGTGGAAACGTTGAAACTGGTATTACGACTAACGTATTCCCAAGTGATCTTGGAATTGAATGGGCAATTTCTGGATTCGATTATACTGAAGCAACTGGTGTTAGCACAATCGCAACCAGAAAGACTCACAATATTACTACTGGTGAGTTTGTAAGACTTAAGGATATTGAATTTACATGTTCCTCAGAGCACTCTGGAGTAACTACAACCATCTTCCCAGACACAATTATTGATGAGTTTGAAGTTCTAGATGTTCCTTCTGGAACTGAGATTAAGATTAACGTTGGTCCTTCCACAATTGCACATACTTATTCAGCTAATGGTGTTGCCCAAGGTGTCAAATTTGTTGGTGGTTATAAAGTTGGAAAAGTAATCGACTCTAAGAACTTCTCAGTAAATGCTCTACCAGTTGGATTTGCACACACTTATGTTGCTCATAGTGGAGGTGTTGTTGAGACTGGATTCACGACCACTAGATTCCCAGACAATAGAGGTATTCCTTTCGCAATCTCTAATTTTGAATATGATAAGACTACAGGTTTCTCAACCATTACTACTAAGAAAAATTACAGTGGTCTTGCCATTGGAGATGTAATTAATCTATCTGGAATTGCAATGACTTGTCTTGCATATGGTAATGAGATTGCTATCTATGACTTTGATTACACTGCATCAACTGGCGTTAGTACAATCCTAACAGCAGATAATCATGGTTTAAGTGATGGTGATTTGGTAATGCTTCGCGATATTGAATTCTCATGTGCAGCTCCTCATGCAGGCGTGACAACAACTATATTCCCAGATGGAACTCAAGGTTTCTACTTTAATGTTAATGCTGGAAGTTCTGGAACATCAATCGTTACAAACGTAGGTATTTCTACAATTGCTCACGATTATGTTTCTGGAACTGGTAAGGTTAGAATTGGCATCACAACTTCAATTTTCCCAGATGGAACTCAAGGATCTGAATTCCAAATCTTTGGTCTTCCTGCTCCCAATCAAATTATCACTAATGTAGGAGTTTCTACAATTGATCATATCTATGATGATCATGGTGTTGTATTTGGTGTTAAGTATGCCAACCCATATTCCATCAGAACAATTGTAGATGATAATAAATTTGAAGTTGATGTATTGAAAGTTGGTTTTGCACATACATATGTTCCTAGCAGAAGAAGAGGCGTTCCTAGTGGAGAAGCGGCCGCATATTATTCTGGTCTAACATTCGGATCTGGTTATTTTGGTGCAATTAACGTAGATGTTGAAGAAGTTGGTCATGAAGGAACTAATGCAACAATCACTGCTACTGCAGGTTTAGGTGGAACAGCGATCTTCTCAATTACTAACGCTGGAACAGGTTATACATCTCCAACAATTAATATTGAAGATCCAAATTACTCTGAAATGCCTGTAGTGGGTGTATCTCGGGGTTCTGTTGGCGAAACAACTGATTCTGGATTCGCTGCGAAACTTAATGTTATTGTTTCTGCTTCTACAACAACAGGTATTGGTTCGACAGTGTTTGAAGCTAGTGGATTTAGACTTGCTGATACTGGATTTGGATTTAGACGTGGTGATAAGTTCAAACCAGTCGGTTTAGTTACTGCTACTGGAGTGGGAACCATCTTTACTGACATGATCTTTGAAGTTACTGAAATTTCAAATGATACATTCTCATCTTGGAACTTCGGACAAGTTGACTATATTGACTCAATTAGTTCTCTGCAAAATGGTGTGAGAACTAGATTCCCTCTAAATTTGAATGGAGCTAGTCTCAGTTTCCAGAAGGATGAGCAAAATCCACAATCAGCACTAATTGATCTTGATGCTGTTCTTCTAGTATTTGTGAACGGCGTGATACAAACTCCTGGAAAAGATTACTTCTTCTCTGGTGGTACAAGTTTCAATTTTAACTTTACGGCTGCACCACTCAGATCTGATAATATTGCCATCTATTTCTATAGAGGAACTAAGGATGTTGATAGTAAGATTGTTACTGTCTTTGAATCACTCAAAGCTGGTGATATATTAAGATTGAAAGGTGATCGTTCTAGCTCAATTTTTGAGCAAAATGATAGAGTTCTAAGTGCTATTGTTGAATCTGAAAAAGTAGAAACAAATATCTATAGAAATCAGGGCATTAATGAAAATATATTCAGACCAATTGATGTAACTAAGCAAAAGAGAGATTTGGTTATCTTTGAAGAAAAGATTACTAAAATTCGCGATTCGCTTGAAGCGCAGATTATGCCAGTTGCTAAGGTAATTAAAAACTTTAGTTCTAGTGATACTGAAATATTCCTTGACAATGCAGACTTCTTCCAGTATGAAGAAAATGCACCTGGAGCAAATCTAGCAGAAGTTGTTTGTGATGCAGACATTATTGGATATCAAAATGTAGTTGCAGCAGCTGCTACTGCTACCGTTTCTGCTGCTGGAACAATTAGTGAAATTACAATTGTTGATGGTGGTTCTGGTTATCCTGATGGTGCAATTGAAATTAAGATTCAAGCACCTAAAAAGGTTGATAATTCACTATTCAACATCATTGGTATTGGTGGTACCGCAGAATTGACTGGAACTGCTTCTGGTGGTCAATTGACCAGTGTTACAATCGATGAACCTGGATTTGGTTACACACATACAAATGTTCCACAAGTAATTGTTGAACTTGCAAAACCAATCAAAGATACAATTTTAGAAGCAGAAGTTATCCTAGGTTATTCTGGTATTATCACAGGTATTGGAACAACCACTGGAATTTCTGGACACCCCCTCGCAATGAAGTTTGAATTAGATCTATCCAAATCTGGTAGTCCAGCTCTACTGCAAACTTTATTAGTTGGATATCCAATCGTGGTTCAGAATACTACTGTTGTTGGAACAGGAATCACATCAGTTGACAGTTCTGACTCTGAAATTGTGGGCATCAGCACAATTGTTGATAACATCTATTATGTAAGTGGCATTTCATTTAATGGGAATGTTGGTGTTATAACATCTAATATCAAGTCTGATACTATTACATCTGGCATTTCTTCAAACGGAGATTATGTTGGTGAATTCTCTTGGGGCAAACTGAGCAGCTTCAATAGAGTTGAGGGTGCATTATCATTTGAACCCAACGGAAATACATATGACGTTGGTCTGAGTACGTACCCAACTGTAACCAGAAAAGGTTTTGGATTAAGGAATACTGGAAACATATCCAAGAAGGTATTCATCTAAACAATATAAATAAAAAAAACCCCAGAGTAAGTACCAATAATGGCTTCTATTGTAACGGACCAATTTAGAATATTGAATGTCAATAACTTTATTGAGTCTGTAGAGAATTCCAATAACTCTTACTATATCTTTACGTCCCTACCAAATCCTTCACTATCGGTTGGATTTGGTAGAACTGCAGATTGGAATACTAATGCAGCTGGTGCTCCCAGCCCTATTGATAATAACAATTATTCAAATCATGTTTATGATACTACAATGTTTGGTAGGAAAGTTACCAACTCAAATGTTAGAAGAATTGTAAAACGAGTTGACTGGACTCAAGGAACAATTTATGAAAAATATAGACATGACTACAGCATTAATAACGTTTCTCCAGTAACTGGATCCACACGTTTATATGATGCTAGATATTTTGTAATGAACGCTGAATATAGAGTTTATATTTGTATTGATAATGGATCTACATATTCAAACTTGATTGGTAATGCCTCTCAGGACGAACCAGGATTCACAGATTTAGAACCAACTAGAGCTGGTGAGAGTGGAGATGGTTATATTTGGAAATATCTATTTACTGTTAACCCAGCAGATATTATCAAATTTGATTCTACTGAATATATCACTCTACCATCAAATTGGTTAGGTTCTACGGATTCTCAGATTCAAGCTGTTAGATCTGCTGGAAATTCAGATATCAATGAAAACCAATTAAAGCATATTAGCATTGAGAGGTCTGGATTTGGATATGGTCTAGGTCTTGATATTGAGGTTGATATTTTAGGAGATGGTGAGGGTGGAAAGGCTATTATTTCTACAGATAGTAGTGGTAGGATTGTAACCGCTCAAGTCTCTTCTGGTGGAAAAGGTTATAGTTATGGTATTGTTGATTTAGGACCAATTCAGTCTGGTAGTATTTCAGAACTTGCTACACTAATTCCAATCATTCCACCCTCAAAGGGTCATGGGTATGATTTGTATAAGGAATTGGGGGCAGAAAAAGTTCTCCTATACACAAGATTTGATGATAGTACGGCAAACTTCCCAACAGATACACAATTCGCGCAAATTGGTATTGTAAAAAATCCAACTTCTTTGGGATCAACTAGTGTCTATAAAGATAATAACTTTTCATTAGTTGATGCTCTCAAATTGGTAAATGTTACTGGAAGCTTGACTGTTGGAGATCAGATTAAGCAAGTGGTAGGAACAACTACAGCTACTGGTTATGTGGTTTCATTTGACGAACAAACTAATGTAGTTAAGTATACTCAAGATAGATCACTATATTTTAATAAAACATCGGGTGATCAGAGAGACTATGTTGGAGTTTCTTCTGAAGCAAGAGTTGTGAAATTTGAGTCGTCATCTGAAAATGTAAATTCTACTGGTGGTTTCTCGGCATCTGTCGATTCTACATTTAGTGGAATCACTACAGTTATTGCTGATACTACAATAAATCTA